TTCATTAATAACTTTAAGCATATATTCTCCTTTTTCTAAATATACTATTAATATACAACAGATCTGTATTCTGTCAACCTTTTTCTACCAAATAAATATTAATATGGCAAATAAAATTTACGAAAGTCCAGACGGAGGTCGGACTGTATACGAGCGATATTGTGGGCAAGAACCTAGTGAACGTAAGTTAATAACTTATGAAGGGAAGCCTCCCAAAGTCACAGGTAATAGTTACGATCCTATTTGGGGAGAAGTTACCGGATTTCCGGATTGGATGCTGATAGCAAAGTACCCGGAGTTACGTGAAGCATATGAACACTTCCTCCAGGTACAAGATGAATATAAAGTGTTAAGTGATCTTATTAACAGTAAGTAATAACGTTTTCTGGTGCACTTTCTCCGTATGGATCTGGATTCTTTGCACTTCTTTCGGGCTCAACATGTAGTGTTTCAATTACACCATCGTTTACAATCATAGCATAACGACGGCTACGGTTAGCAAATCCAACCGAACTCATATCAATTAGCATACCCATTTCGTGTGTAAAATCTCCGTTACCATCTGGAATGAACTTTAGTTTTTCAACACCAGCCCAAATCATCCATTGACGCATTACGAATGTATCGTTAACACTTAGAACGTAGATTTCATCAATTCCTTTTTGTTTAAAATCTTCATACATTTCCTCAAAGCCAGGTACTTGACGTGTACTACATGTTGGTGTGAATGCACCTGGTAGTGAAAAAACAATTACCTTTTTGCCTGCGAAAATATCATCAGTTGTTACATCTTTGAACACAAATGGATTCTCTCCACCGTTTGTTGTGTCAACATATGTAATTGGTTGTCCGTCTGTGCGAACTCTGTATTTAAAAGTGACCTGTGGAACTTTGTCTCCAACTGTCTTGCTCATCTGTGTGTCTCCTAGTTTAGTCAATAAAAAAGTCGGCACCTGTGCGCCGACTTTTTATTTATATTATATGGTAGTTTTAATCTTCTACTTTAGATTGTAGATACTTTAACAAAATACCATATGCTGGTAGGAATACAATTAGTCCTACTACAATCTTAGTTAGTGTATTGTTCTGTGCAACAATGTGCCAGTTCTCACCGATCCAAGTCAGTTTGCCATCAGCGCCAACTGATCCTGCAAACGCCGTATAGAAAAATGTATAAGTGTCAATGACGTTAGCCGCAATCGTTGAAATTGCTGGTGCGGCCCACCATGCATCACTCCACTTTTCTCTAATATGTTGGAATACATATACATCAAGCATTGTACCTACTGCATAAGCAGTACCACTTGCAGCACCAACACGATATGCATGCTCGTCACCCAGTGCTAACAATACAAGCACAGATGCTATAATAGCAGGAATAATTGCCATTGCTACAACAGCACGACCTGCTTCTTTGCCAACTAGACGTACAGTCAAGTCAGTTGCTACCACAACAATCGGAAACGTAAACGCCGCCGCCGCTAGTGGAAACTCGCCAAACAATGGCAAGTCTGCCCCCGGAAACAAATTGAACCGGATGGTTACTAGATAGTTTGACACAGCAATAACGAGCGTGTGTAAAATAACTAGGTTTCTGACAAGTGCCTTATCAACACCGTCTAGTAGTTTACCAATCATAATATTCTCCCTATGATTTATTGATTAACGTGGTGCAAACTCTTGTTGCAATTTGATATTATCAAAAAATTCTTTCTTAACACTTGCGTCGTTAAGGAATCCACCATTAAGAACAGTAGTCTGTGTTAGACTACTGTGTGCCATGATGCCTCTATTCTCACAACAACCATGTGTTGCTTGAATATAAACACCAACGTTTTCACTACCAGTTGCTTTTATAATTTCTCTCATTATATCATTAGCAAGTTCTTCTTGTAGTGTTCCACGTCTCGCACACCATTGTGCAATTCGTGTGTATTTGCTAAGTCCAATTACCTTCTCACCAGGAATAATACCAATATAGGCTACTCCTTGTACTGGCTGGTGATGATGCGAGCAAACACTTCTTAGTTCACTTCGCACAACAAGCATACCATTATAAGCATGACCATTTTCATTTGGAAATGCCGTTGCTTTTGGAATTGGATTGTAACGTCCACTCATAATCTCGTTAACGTACATCTTAGCAAGTCGTCTACCAGTATCAATTGAATTAGGATCATTATGCCTATCAATAACAAGACTATCTAAAACACCATTAAATGTTTCAGTTAGCTCATCAATTAGCAGTTGTGATTCACCTTCTTCAATGTATTCACTAATATTGTCTCCAGCCCAATAACGGCCACCTGCCTCTTCAATTCTCTGTTTAATTAGTTCGGAAGTCTTTTTCATATACTATGTTCCTTTTTTAGTTCTATATTCATTATATGGTCTTATTTAGGCCGTTGTCAATCATTTAAAATATTTTTGGACCATTTCAAGCATGTCGTCATATTCTGCAACTTGCTTCATCTCTGTTTCGATTGCTTCAATAATATCTGGATGCTCACCAACGCCAACAGGGTTAGTCAAGAATACTTCGATATTAGCAACATGTTTGTCAATATGACCTTTTGCGTGTGATTCAAACGCTTCAAGCAGTTTCTGTCGCACGATAGTTTCCTTTCTCTGGTATCACATGTCTCACGCCCCCTCTTGGGTCTTCCATGTCTCCATGCCGGCGTGGAATTAGGTGTACATGGGGATACATAATTGTTTGTCCTGCCGCTTCTCCAATATTTTGTCCAATATTGTAGGCTTCACAGTAGCCATTCTGTACCCATTCATATCCCCATGCATATGCGGCTTTGTAGCACATTGCTAGTTTTTCCCAAGTTTCCTCTTTTGGAACAAAAAGTACATGACCTTCTGTTACGGGAAAACCGTCTTTAAATACAACATAGTCTCGTGTATCGAGTACTACATCTTTCCAGGGTACTTCATTAATTGTCATAAGTTTTCCTTAAATATGATGATCAACTACCATATAAAGTCCAGCACCACTAAAGAAGTCTTCGTGTAATAGTTCACGTTGACGTTCCAGAGCAGGGAGGTACTTTTTATAGTCTTTCATATATTTTTTGATACGTTTAATAAGCTCTTCCTTATGAGCAACATAACTATCCCAGTTCTCTGTCCATTCACTAGGATACTTGAATTCTTCCAATGCCATTTCACTGTAACTCAGTCTGTCTGGAACCATTGGTAGAGTGCCTACCAAAGAACCCTCATACCAACTAATACCAAGTGTTTCTTGTAAGTTAGCACTAAACACTAACTTTGCTTCACCCAGTAGTTTGTGATATTCTTCTTTTGTAAGTTCCTGTTCCTGGCACATAACAAACTCATACTCTGGCATGCTTTCTGCAAGGTCACGGAAGATTTCAGGTTGTTTTTCTGGTGCAATTCTATGTGGGAATAGAATCTTATTCTTTTTACGTTTTGCTTCAAACCCATCTAAACTGTCTTGCAAATATTCCATAGGCCAACCAACAAGTTTAAACTTGTGATTTGGCTCTGTGTTAAAAGCATTGCAGAACAAATCAATATGGAAGTTTGTAGCAAAGAAGTTATGGTTATAACATTCAAACATTGCTGCTTCTGTGTGTCTGACCCAGGGCTTATTACCAATAAGTCTACCCAGGAAGTCATGTGGATCATAGCTACCTGCATGCCACATGCCACCAATATGAATGTCAACACCTAACAGTTCTGCCATATAACGTAATTGCAGCACTGTAGGATTCCATGCATCAGTATATAGGAAGTAGTCACCAGTTTCAATTTTGCCTTCACAGAACATTTCACCAATCTGCATAAGCTGATTGCTTTTATAAACATTCGTTCCACCGAAGTTAAGAAATGCACCTGGTGTTGTTGCCTGTGGCGTTTCCCCACCACTGATTACTACAACATCTTTACCTGTTGCATCTTTAAGTTGGTTGGGTAGATGCTCTTTCCACTGTTTAGTGTAACGAGTATCTACTGCTTCAATGTCTACTATGTAAATTTTACTCATAAATTGAAATATAGAGGGGTTTCCCCCTCTACCCTATTTCCGACCACTGAATGATCTATCGTTGGATTTAGTGGTTTTGCCAAAACGCATGGCTTTGCCATCTCTAATCCACTGGTTGTACGGTGTACGACCTGTACGAATACTGTTTTGCATATGACCCCATGGAGTCTTATGCTTGTACAAGTCAGCTTCATCAAATGTGTAACCATTAGCCACACAAAACTCTCGGTATGAATCTAGATCGTCGAAGATCTGCTTCACTTCTGCATTTTTCATTTGTACTAATCCCTTTTATAATCGTACTTAATAAATGAACCATTTTCCCCGTCTTCACTAACCTCAATCCAAACAGAACGTTCGGGGTACCGTTCCGAGATTGTCTCAAATAAGTCATCGCTCATCATTTCGCATGACTTGTAATCCAATTGTAATGTACCTTCTGAGTACAGTTTTTCCAGCCAACGTTTGAATTGGATAAATTCAATATCTCTATCATTATGAAATACATCAATCCAAACTTTAAAGTGGAAAATATGTCTGTGAGGATATCCTAAGAAACTAACATCATATTCATCACCAGTTGCTAGATTAGGATCTTCCAAAGCCGCCGGATATTTGTGGATACCTTCTTTCTTAAAAGTTACCCATATCATCTTGCTAGCTCTATCTAGTTGATTACGTCTAGCATTGGCTAGAGCTTCTTTTCTCATTTCATCGTACATATATTGCTCGTATTGTCCCAACGTTCTATCTTTCTTATACCGTTGTTGTTTTGTTGATTTACAGTTATAATAACAAACTTATGCTTGAAAGTCAAGCTCTTTTCTTAAACTTTCAATTTGATCTTTAACAAACAGTTTACGTTTCTTAAGTTCCACCAATCTATCGTGGTTTTCAGAATTAATACCACCAGCCAATTGTTTTTCTAAATCAGTACATTCTCTATCAAGTTGCTTATGAGCTTCTTGTAGGCTTTCGATTCTTTCTAGTGTATTCATGTTTGTTTCTCCGTTTTCCATGTTGATTATACCTCTTCGAATAAGTTAAAGAATTGTGTACTAGCATTTACAGTTTTCTTACCGATTGCACCTCTACTACCAATTACTTTCATCCATAACTTACTATGATCATCTATGAGTTTCATTTGTTTGTCTCGATCATCTATTTCAAAAATACGTTTGATTACATCTTTAACTTCAGTACCAGTAATATTATCATCTACTAAAGTCTTAGGATAGCCACCACCATCGTAGATTCTATTAGTTTCCTGTACACTACGAATATGTGTATAGATGTTATGATTCATCAATAGTGCATAACTGAATGAATCCCAACTAGTTTTTCCTTCTTTACCAATTTTATTAAGATCACCAGGTGCATACACACAAATATCTTTTAGTTGCATATTTTGTGTCATAGGACTTGGCATCCAGTTTTTGTAAATGCTTGAACAATAATCATCATATGGTGTTGTATCATTAGCCCAGTCTTTATTATCTGGCGCATTTTCCATAATATACTGCCACTTGCCATTTTGTGGATGTGCATAATGTGTATACTGTTGTCCATTACTTGTAGCAAGAAACGGGCTAGCACAATCAAAACTAATAGTAAAGTTTTCATTATATGCTTTGCGAACACCACGTTGAATAGCAGTTAGTACACCTGCCCATTCAAGTTTACCAGTTCCCAAAACGTGCATCCAATCATGTTTACCTTTTTCCAATAAACCATCGTGCATTAGAGTTACGATACGTCTTAGAATAAGATGTACATCACAGGCATTTTGTCCACCCATTGCATAACCATCGAATGCATTGTCACCATAAACCTTAGGGTCTCCAAATACTTTCATTTGATCATACCAAGCATCTGCTTGCGAGTGATTCTCACCCTGTAGTACATTCAAGAATTTACATCTTCCATCTCTGTTTTTAATAAAGTATTCATTATTAAAAGCAGTTGCATCTGCAGCTTCTTGATATGAACTAATCTGAGCCGCGGCCGCACCTTCTGGCGATCTACTTAACCATGCAGGAACATCAAGGATCATACCATAATCCATGTATTCATCCATCCATTTTAGAACACCATCACGTTTCTTTTGTGCCGCTGGACAACCGGAGTTTGCTTTCCAATCACCAGGCCATTTGCCCTTACCAATCTGGAAACCACCAGAGTCACCTAACATAAAACTTGTATTGCGATCACGTTCGCGATACATCATTTCACGTGGTAAGTCTTTATCAATTTCCAAACTACTATGTCCAGCACTGTGTAGACTCCACTTGTATGTCCAAAGTGAGGAAGGTCTGAGATAATCCATACCTATTCCGTCCCGCCCAAGAACATCAGGTATGCGTTCAGGAAGAACTGCGGGATCGTTACTACCCGCCGTGTGATATGTATTACCTACTACATTTACATAAAACGTACTGAGTGCCGGCAGAAATACTGCATAGTCACTCTGTAGTTCTGTTAAATTAGTTGGTAAATTTGTCATTATACTATTAATACCTATTTACTCTGTGCTGGTAGTAGATAACGATACTCAGCAAGTCCGCTGTCAACACTAATCATACCAACACCTTCATCTGAAAAGCGCATTTGTGTATCACCTGGCAGGCTAAGAATAGCCATTACCTGTTGGATAGGCCAATGCCAACCATGCTTTAGTGTACCAGTTACATCTGGTTGGAATGTAAAGTTACCAGCATGTGTACTGTGATCACCAAAGTAGAACTTTAGATGTCCATCATCTGTCTTAGCAATGAAGGTCGTTTCTTCACTGTGTACCTGTGCTTGGAACTTTAGACGCTGAATTGCCGCAACACTTGGTTCAAACTCAACAGCCCAACCAACATCCTTCATCTTCACAGACTTCAATTTCTCGTTAATGATTTCACTTACCATAAAGCGATAGTCATTTTTAAAGTCACCACGTGCATTTTCAAAATGCAATCCTACAGGAACGTTTTCCCCGTTACGATCTTGTGTGTTGATTGAGATTTCTGCACCCTCTTTATATTCAGGAATATTAAGTAGAGTGTTTAGTTTATTAAGGTTAGGCATACCAAATGTACCGATGAACTCAGCGATTGGTTTCTTAAACTTGCCTTGTACAATAACACTACGATCTTCAGCCAACCCTTCAATATTAGTTTCCTCATCGGAACCTGTAATCTTGACAAGGTCAATAAAGCCTAGTGCGTGTGTATGTTGCACAATATCTTGCAAAAAGTCTTTCATTGATTATTCTCCATATAGCTTGTATTGATTATATTTAGGTCTTGAGCAAAAGTCAAGTAAATTTTTTACTTTATTCAAAACTAAACAAATCATTAAATGTTGATTGTGTGTCTGTGTCCGCTGTTAGATCCCATTCGAGAACTTCTAGCAAGTTTTCTACTTTACCATCGATAACAGTGGATTCCATTGCACCGTCATCAAACGGTAAATCTTTAAACCATTGTGGTAAGTGTAGTTCATCTGTTGGATATGCGACACTTGTATATCCTAACGGATTCGATTTAAGTTTACAAACAACGACCTTAGCACCATCTTTAATCTCTGTACTGTACTTGTCACTGTTCATAATTCTTAAGTTATTCCAATTGATTGCTGCCCTAACATGGCCTGGCATGTTTGCTTTGCCCTGACGCTTCTCCATTGCAGTAAACTTGGTCATGTTGTTTGCACGTTTAGGTGAACCTTTTTCCCAACTTGGGCGTAGGGTAAACTCTTCTTTAAACTTTTTAATATTGCCGACAACAGTGTCTCTATCATCGCCTGTTAGTACACCAGTTAGAATGTCACTTAGGAAGTCCTGTACAATCTTAGGTGTATCACTACGTTTGAGATCCAAGCCCATTGCTTTAATTTTGCCTGGACTGTCACCTGTATCAGTTCTGTAACCTTCAATATCATATACTAATAGTGCATACCGCTTCTTAGTAATGTATAGACCTTTGGTTGCGACAACTTCTCTACCACCTTTAATAATAGCACCGTTTTCACGTGGACAGTTGAATGCATCTTTCATATATTCAGGAAAACTATCATTCAATCTATCAGCTATCTGATCATAGAGTTGTATTGCTGTCTCCTTATTCCATTCAATTTCACCTGCATCCACTTGATCCTTAATCATTGGATATGCAGTAAAATAACATGAATCTGTGTCACCATATATAATAGCATCACCTAAGTGATCATAATCACCAGTAATACATTCATTGACAAATGCATCCATATGCTTTGCAATACTTCTACCACACAATGTAGTACTTTGTCCAATACGTTTATCATAAAAGCGACAACCTGGATTGAGGATAGCACCATACAAACTATTCAAGTTAATCTTCTTAACCAGCTGTCGCTTATCCCAGAATGCTTTTTCTTTATCGTCCTTTGCTTCACGCATTTTTGCTTGTAGCTCTTTACGCTCTGCATACCAGCGTTCTAGCAATCCTGGCACAACACCTTTTACATCACTGTTAAAGATAGTACCATTTGCACTTAGTATCCATGGGTTACCAGTTAGGAATACAAGTTTATAAATTTGTGCGCCTGTGAGGATATCCTCACCACCATTTTCCCATTCAACAACGATCTCCTGATCCTTGTCCTGCTTCATTACAAGATCATATTCATATGTTCCGAACTCACCTTCCCATGCTTCAGCAAAACTTTTCTTTTCCTCGAACATTCGTTTATCTAGAACACTCTTTGTATAGTCTTGTCTTAGCTGGCCTACGATAGTTTCGTTACCCATATTCAATGCACGAATAGCACTAGGATACAGACTGTTAATATCAATTGCACCAATCCAATCATGCATACCTTTTTTAGGATATGCAACATATGCACCCGCCGCCTGTGTGTTACCCAGTTCTTCTCGGCTCTTACGACTTGGAACTACTAGCCCACGTTCATGTGCCTCATTGATAATTGCTTGTTCTGTAACTGCAACAGCACCCATTGTTGTTGCCAGTAGCACAGTGTTTGCATGAGCAAGTTCATTACCAAGATCAATGAACTTTAACTTCTTATCAAGTTTATGTAATAGCATAGTATCCTGTCTGTTATAATCAATAAACTTCTCAAAGTCATTGTTATACAGTTGATCCAGGGAACCTTCATATTGTATTTTACGTTCATCAAGTTCATATTCACCAATAGCATCTAGTGAATAACTATGCATTTCATGATATGTGTATTTGCGATACAATTGCATGTAGTCCATATGTACACGCCCAATTGTATCAAATGTTACTTGTTCTGCGCCGAAACGTTCAAATGTTCTCTGTTTAGGATACTGACCCCACAAGCAAAAACGTCGTGTATCGTCTTTGCTTAGTACACGTTTTACACGATTGACCATATAGGGAATATCATAACCTTCACTGTTCCATCCGCTGATAATATCAGCATCTTCAATTAGGTTGAGGAACATATCAAGTAGTTCAGATTCTGTATCAAACAGGAAACAGTTGTCAAATTTATTACATATGCGTTCAGCATCTTCTTTGCTCATACCCTTTGGTTTGACGCAAAGTGTAACCATTTTTTCCAACCACTGCAAGTATATACTGATACTTGTTACTGCATTAAATGGATCTTCAGGGGGACTAAACCCTTTGTCTGGATCAAAGTCAACCTCAATATCAAAGAATGCAATCTGCAATTCAGGCGCATCTTGTCCTAAATAGTTTTCTTCTAAACATCTGAATACGGGATTGATGTCGCTTTCATAAAGCCTTACGTTGCCGTTTAGTTTTAGTTCCTTGCGAAAGTCTCGCATAGTACGGCATTGCACTCTTGAAACAGGCGTTCCATAAATGCTACGTTGCTTTCCTTTTGGATCATCATAATAGAAAATATATTTTGCAGCGAAGTCTTTAAACTGTCGCTGACCTTGCTTGTCTCGTTCTACAATGTAGATACGGTCTTTGTCACGGTCAAACAGAGCGTCGACGTACATGTGTTCTCCTTGTTGTTATGGCCAACTATGCCATGAATCATGTTGTTAAAGGTAACGAACCTAGAATAATCCAACAATGTATATACATGTTAACAGAATATTCATCCAAAGTAAAGAGTTTTCTTTCCAAAGATAGCCTACTAATATCCATAATGCGTTTGCCAAAATAAATGCCCAATGATGCCAATATAGTTCAGGAACAAAACTTGCTAAACAAGCCGCTCCGACTAAACTAACTGTGGCTACCCATGCTAGCCACTGATATGGTTTCTTTTCTACCATAGTCCTAATGTCTTTCCGTTTCCTGCAATGATCATAAAACATGTTATGACATGCAATACTATCCAGAATGTTCTGAGTGCTAATGCTTTTCTAACATCTCGTTGTGTAATTGGTAAAAACTCAGGCTTGTCATCATCAGTGATGCCAATTGGCATGCCCACTGTGCGAGCCCAGAGTTTTAGCCATTTGCGTTGTCCACTCACTTACCACCAGCCCGTTGCACGGCCAAAGCCGAATACGTTAACACAAGCAAAGTATGATGTAAGAAGCATAATCCATGCTGCACCTCTACGCCAACTTGCATATATTTGTGTAACGCTACCCACAAAGAATCCTGGATATATGTAACGCATATCAGGGTTGGCTGCATGCGTTGCCATATATAGACTAGCACTCACAACAAACACAAAACTAATGAGTTCGAATGTGAATGCAGTTCTATCGCTTGTGTAGCTCTGAATCCAGAAATCTTTAACTCGTTGCAAGTTATGCTTTACCTGTAGTGTGTAGAATGTTTTCAAGAACACTGTAATCTTCCGTTGCTTCGTGGAAGTTACCTTTGTGTGCAGTGCGAATTGCTTTTTTAAGAACGCCAGGTTTGATACCCATTTCTTCTGCAATTGCTTTTACTGTGTCGTTGAGACCTGCATTTAGATCTTCAACTTCTTGCATGACTGTCATGCCTTCGTTAATAACTTGTACTAGTTTTGCTTTTTCTTCACTGTTGAAGACTTTATCTGCACTCATAGAGAGCTCCTTTATTGATGTAATAATACTAACTATACGTTATTTTGTAGGGGAAGTCAACCTAAATTTTAGATTTTAACGTTGTAACCGGGCGTTGGATTTTGCTGATCATCATTCCATGTAAACGATGTTACTTTAAGATCGCCCATCTTGTTAACCATATCCTCACCGTCTTTAACAATCAAATACTTACGAGTATCAGTATTCATAAACATGATACTATCAATACCATCTGCTAAATGATAGCTTTCGTATGCAATGCGAGTGTATGCTTTAAATATGGCTGGAATGTCAACGGTTCCGTCGCCTTTGATTGTGCTTTTAATGAGCCCGGTAGGATTAATTGCTTTGATTTCGTCGTAGTTACTAACCAAGCGTCTGATAGTTTCAACAAATAATTTTTCAGTTTGCTTTGGATCTGCATAAGGTTCTAGCACTTCTTTGTTTAATGCTTCTAAGGTGCTAACACTGAAATTGTATGCACTACCATTTTTGCCTTTATTACTGAGCAGCGTAGTATTACCGTCCCATCCTTTGATGTCGTCAATAACTCTTGTTACTTTGCCTTTAGTGTCTGTACGGTCTAGTGGTTGGCTTGGCGCCTTTGCCAGAATTTCTGCAATGTTTTTGCTCCATACTTGCCAGCCGGTAGTTGCTTTTTCAAGAGCTTTACTGTTAAGTCTTCCACCTGCGCCTTGAGTTTTACCTGCTTTAATTTCAAGTTCTACACCATCAATAATCAAATCACCTTTTGCTTTTGCTTTTTCGGTTGGGCTACCCATCATACTCAAAGCCATCTCACCTGGGCCAATTGCACCACCGGTAGTACCTGGGTTGTAACTAAAGATATTTTGTTTAACGAATGTGTCGTACACTTTCTTGTATTCTGGATTAACAAAGTTGTCCACATTGCCTTGTGGAGTTTTAATAAGTTTGTCCATTGCAATAACATCACCGTTAACACATGCTACGAGGAAGTCTTTAATTTCTTGCATATTGACATCGCCTTTTTCTAGCATGCCAATGATCTTTCCTTGTAGTGCTTCTTTTAGTGTTTCAGTAAATTGCTTTGCATTAATAACTTTGCGTCTGTAATTCTTTTTATCTTGTGCAGACATTTCCGATTCGTCTTCTAGTTCAAACCCTTGAATCTTGTCGCCTAATAATCTCAAATATTTAGAAACGTCTACAATAAACTGTTCAGCAGTTTCTTTATCTTGAACTGCTTTATCTTTGGTTCCAATAACTTTTTCGACGCCAGTTTCTACAACGTCTACTTTTTTAACAATGTCATTGATTGCAGCTTGCTTCTGCTGCTCTGTTGCGTTTGAGTCTTGCAGTAATGCAAGCATCTCTTTCATCTGTGCTAGTTCAGCTCTTACAGCATCATCCTGTGCATCTTCTTGCACAGGTGCTTGGCTACCTAGTTTAGCTAATACTGCTTTCAGCGAGTCATTAATTTTTTTAATAGATGCCAGTGCCGCAGATTTAACACGTTCCGGAGCACCTTCGATGGTATCGCCTAAACTATCGATGTCATTCATTGCATTTTTAGCATCGAGTTCGGATTTTGATTCTAATATAATAAATTCTTTTGCTCGCATGAGTACTTCCTATAATATAAGAGTATTTATCCTAATTATTTAACTTCTCTAATACCGATGATCAAGGGCTCTTTACCTTTAATAAGTCTATGATGGGTGTTTTTGGGAATAAAATAAACTTCGCCGTGTATTAATTCAACTGGTAATTCGTTATCCATTTGTAGTTGCCAGCCAGCACCACTGACTACTTGTATGTAGCGATCTTCACGGTCGCGGTGCCATACAAGCTCATTTTCATCTACATTTGCACTAAACATTCTGCAAAAGTATTCTGAGTCTCGTTTTATTTGTCTAAAAGGAAAATTACCACCAGGTTCCGCCACCACTCAACCCCAATGATTTTGCGTAACGTGGTAGACGACATGCCCAGTAACCAGGCTTTGTTTTGTCATTTTTCTTTTCACAGTTGTGTCTATCAGCAAATGCTTTTCTGGCTTTGGGATCTTTTAGTTTAACTGCTAGATTACCACCACCATCTTTAGCACCAAATGCTACTTTAATGACATTGCCTTTGTCGTTTTTTGTGTATACATAGAACTTTTTACTACCACCACGTTTCGGTTTGTTCAAGTCTACCTGTTTGCCTTGATACTCTGCTTCAAGAAACTTTTCATGATTTGCTTCATCAATAATCATATCAAGTGGTACTCTACCAACTCCATCAACATATTCCCATTCGCCCAACTGGGTATCACGTAGTATCTCTTCATCAAACCAATCCAGTTCATGGGTTAGATTACCCTCCTGGTATAGTTGTCTCGCTTTTTTAAACATGTCAAAGTAAGCGTCACTGCCCATACGAAAAACTGATTCGTGTAATGGGATCTTACGCTTAATGTGGTATTCAATACCTTCGTGTAGTGGTTGAAAATCCGTGTACTTCAT